CTGTCCAAGACGGATGTCGCCGGCGCGGACGGCGGCCTTGAGGTGCCCGTGAAGGTGCGGGACACCGTGGAGGCGCTGGCCCGCAGGCGGGCACGGGAAGCCCGTGAGGCGCTCGGCACCGTAACCGGGACGAGGCGTGCCAAGAGCAGGACGGCGGTGACCGAAGATGCCTGACCGCAAGCCCGTCAAGCTGTCGAATGAATCCGCGCTGGGCGTCTACCAGTTCGCCTGGACCAGCGCCGACGGGGTTCGGATGGGAGTCCTGTGGGGTGAGGGCATGACCGGGCCGATGGCGTTCCGCGCCGAGGTGGCCCGTGATGTGGTGCACCCGGAACGGTTCGGCTGGAAACCGCCGAAGACCCTGCGTGACTTCAAGGTGTTCGCGGAGGCGTTCGCCGGCGAGTTCGAGGCCGGCTGCGAGATCACCGCTGACTCGCCGGCCGATCTCGGCCCCGAAGGCGAACGGCTCGCACGAGAGGAACGGTGGACGTGATGGACGGCCCGATGGTCATCGCCTACCAGGACGGGGACCGCATCCGACTGGATGGCGGCATCGCGCCCGAAGACGTGGACCTGCACCGGCAGGCAATGGAGGAGGAACTCGGCCTGACGATCATCCGCGTGTTCGACGGGCTCGCCGAGGCGAAGCAGAAGTTCCCGCCCGGCACGCGGGTGGCCGCACCGCGCAAGTGGTGGAAGTCCCAACTCGGCACTGTGGTGACGGACGCGGAGATTCAGGCGTGCAGCGTCGCCAACTGCCACGCCCACGGCTGGCGGTGGGACAACGTGCCGGTCCGGTTCGACGGCGATGAGGGCGTGCTCGGCTGGTGGCCGAGCGGACTGGAGGTGATCGGCCATGCCGAAGCCGCGACGCACCCTGACCCCAGTTGACATCACCGCCCGCTACCCGTCGTTCCGTGGTCGCCGGGTGGAGACCTGGGCCGCCGCATCGAAAGACGGCACCTGGACGTATGAGCGGCTTGAGATAAGCGGTACCCCGTGGTCGGTGACCCACGTCCCGACCGGGCTTGAGGCCGACTGGTACGGCACGCTGACCGCAGCGCGTGAGGCGACCGCGAACGGGTCCGCGCTGGCCTGCGTTGAGCGGCTGCAAGCCCACGACCGGGGCGAGCACAAAGCGGAACGCGACACGAGGTGCCTCCGATGCTAGACCCCGCCGAACTTGTTAACATTGTCGGCATGCCTGTCCGTCACCTGGCCCAGGAAGACATCGGCCGCCAGCTCGGTGTTGGACGCACGATGGTGAACGTGTGGCGGGCCCGGTTCAAGGGCACCCCGGACCCGTTCCCCGAACCCGACGTTGAGACCGGCCTCGGTGACCATCCGCTGCCCGGCTGGCTGCCGGAGCGGATGGACGACATCAGGGCGTGGCTCAGCCGGCATCCCCGGCTCGGCGGCCACCGGAAGGGTGAGCCTGCTTGAGCGGCTCCTCAACCGCCGCGGACGGCCTCGCCTGCACCAGCTGGCCCCGCTACGAGGACGCCACGGCCCGGTGCCAGCACTGCGGATGGCCCGCCGCTGATCCATCGCCTGCCAGGGTCGCTGAAGCGGCCCGGGTCCACGCGATAGAGACCGGGCACACTGTCCGTGCTGAGCATGTCCAGGTGACTGAGTACCGGTACACGGGGACGCTTCCCCTGGAAGCCGCCGGCTAACTGATTGATGTCGCGGCCCGCCTGCACGTTGTATGAGCCGTCACCGCTGCGGATCACCTGACTGCGGGTCCTCTTCTGGTGGATCCGCCAGTCCGCCACCCCGAGCATCGCGGCCCACGCTATCCCGATCAGGTACAGCGGCTGACCGGTCACCGCCGCGATGACGGCGAAACTAACGGCCGACGCCGCGAATGCCGTGTAACGCATCAGCTTGCCTCCGTCCTGCCTGGCGCGGGCGGAGAGACCTTCCCGCCCAGGATGTCGTGTGCGTTCTGCAGCGCTTTCACGGTGCCCGGCGACCAGCCGAACGTTGTGGGGCTCTCGTCTCCGTACAGGATGTAGTCGGCGGCCAGGCGCAGCGCCTCAGCTTGCTCTCGTGTCAGTTCGACGGTGATCTTCCTGGCGGGCACCGTCCGCAGGCGCCGGGGGTGCTTCGGTGCTACGGGCCCGCCGTACTTGGCTGCGAGGTCGATGAGTGCCTCGTCGAGGATGTCGCTCTGGACTCCCCGGCCGCCGCCGCGGCGCTCAACCTCCGCGGCCAGCCACTCCACGAGACGGGCTGACCTTGGATGCCAGCCGACCACGCGGGTGGTGTTCCTGTTAGAAGTAGCCGCCCTCATGCCTGCCATCCCCTCTCTCCGGTAGTTACTACCCTAGCAATAGTAGTAACGTGCCGGTGAGCCCGGACGGGCACCAGTGGGGGCCTGTGGAAACGGGACGGCCGGACGACGAGAGGCCCTCTGGGAAACAGGGGGCCTCTCGCGGGGCGCGGTTTCCCGCCGGCACCACCACCGCAGGCTGTTTTTTATGTCGTCCCGCGGTCCGACGCCCCCGATAATACGCCGGCGGCCGGGGGTGGTCTGCTGCCCCCCGGCCGCCGGGCGTTTCTGCGGCGAGGCCGGGCGTACTTGCCGGCAGGGGTAGCCAGCCCATTACGCCCGGCCTCGCCAGAAAACTCTAGCGCGTGCACGTGCATATGCACGTGCACGCGGGCTATGCTATGCGCTAGGCAGGGGTGCCAGCCGGGAAGGCAACCCGTTGGCATCCCTGGATTTCGCCACCGCACCCAAACTCGGCACCGGCACCCGCTTCCGCAAGCTGTCCGCGCACCTCGCGGCCCGCGGTGCCAGCAACCCCGACGCGCTCGCCGCCTGGATCGGCCGGCGAAAGTACGGCGCCGGCGGCATGGGCCGCCTCTCGCACGGCAAGTCCCTCGCGAACCCTGACCTCGGCATCTACCTCGCCGAAACCGCGAAGGACGAACAGGGCCTGACCCTCACCTGCCCCGAGTGCAACTACTCCGGGCCCGCGAACCGGTTCGGTGCGAGCGGCGCATCACTGGACACGCAGCCCGGTGAGCTACGCACCCCCGCCCCGGGTACCGGCGCGGTCCGTGACGGTGTGCCGCTGACCGTCCGCAGCGGCGCCGCGCACGCCCTCGCCAGCACCCGCAGCGCGGTGGAACTCGCGACCGGGACAGTCCGCCGCCCCATCCACGGCCCGATGGACGTGCTGGTGAAACGTGGCGAGGACGGCACCGCGGTGCTGCGGCACCGCAACGGCGGCGCGACGATCGCGTCGCTTCGCAGGACCCCCGAAGGCAAGTGGCTCGCCTCCGTCAACGGCCGGGACCTGACGCCCCGCGACCATCAGCGCACAGCCTTGATGGAGGCGGTCGGCACGTGGAACGGGGCGATCCGCTCGGCGGTCCGGCCGCAGGACACGCCGCTGCGGCCCGAGCCGGTGCAGACCCCGCTGATGGCCAGCTACGGCATCCCCGCCATGCGGTCCGCCGCGTTCGCCACCCCCGCCGCGGGCGCCAGCGGCGACGGGCCCCGCATGACCACCGCAGGCGGTGACAGCGACTCGGATGCGAACGGGCTGACCGCGAAGGGGCAGGCGATCTACAAGAAGCTGCTCGCCCGCGGGTTCCCCGCCGCGCGGGCGCTCGCGTTCGCGCGGAACAGCCAGAAGACGCGGCCCGGCGCGTTCGGCAAGGCCAGCTGACGTGACCGCAGCGGTCCTCACCCCGTTCCACGGCTCACCCGCCGTGGAACTCGGCAACCGGATATGGCGCAAGAAAGTGCTGCCCGTCGGTGACGTCGAGTACAAGGGGCGGCTGCTGCACTTCACCCGCGACTATCTCGGCCGGCTCGTGCAGGCGTTCCACGACGGCGCCTACGACCAGGTGCCGTTCCAGCTCGCCGACGCGCAGAACACGCACACCAACGACCCGGAACGCACCCGCGGTGAGATCACCGCGATGGAACTCGGTGACGACGGTCTCTGGATCACCGCGCAGCTCACCCCCGAGGGGGAGCAGGTCCTCGCCGCGAACCCGAAACTCGGCGTGTCCGCCCGGATCGTGGAGGACTACGCCCGCAGCGACGGCGCGCGGTTCCCCGCCGCGATCCAGCATGTCCTCGGCACCCTCGACCCGCGGATCCCCGGCCTGGGCGGGTGGCAGGCGATCGAGGCCGCCACCCCGGAACCGGACCAGGTGATTGACCTGTCCGCAGCGCACTTCGCCGGCGACGCGCCGGCCAGCCAGATCACCCAGCCCCCCGAAGGGACAGACGGCATGCCGGACCTGAACAGCCTCACCGACGCGGACAGGCAGCGGCTGACGCAGCTGCTCGCGCTGCCCGATGACGTTCTCGACGCGCTCGCGGCGGGCGGCACGGTCGTCACCCCGGAGGAGCTGGAAGCGCTCACCGCCCCCGAAGACGACGAGGACAGCGAGGACGGCGACGGCGAGGAAGGCGACGAGTTCAGTGCGCTGGCCGCCGCGATCGACGCCATGTCGGATGAGGAACTCGCCGCGCTCGAGGCCGAATGGGCGGCCGAATCCGGGGCCGGGGAGCCGGAAATCCCGGATTACGCACCAGAGGGGGAGCCCGTGACAGCAGGACTGTCCGCCGAGGCCCAGTTCGCCATCGATTTGGCGAACGCGAGGCAGGAGGAGACCGCCAGGGAACTGTCGGTCGTCACCGCGCGGCTGCGGGAGGAGGACTACCAGGCGGAGAAGCGGCGCCTCGCCGACCTCGGCGTCCCCCCGTACATCACCGAGCTGGCGCGGCCGCTGCTCGAAGGCGCCGGGCATGCGGTGGAACTCGCGAACGGCAAGACCGTCGACGCGGGGGCGATCACCCGCCGGGTCCTGACCGAGTACGCCCGCCAGGCCCGCCTCCTCGACCTCAGCGCCGAGATGGGCTCGCCGATGGATGAGCCGGACGACGCCGGCGACGAGGCGCAGGCCACCAGCCGGGACGCCCTGGTGGACCGGTTCAAGGCTGTGACGGGCCTGAAGTAATGGCCCGCTACGTGGTGGTCACGACAGCCACGGTCGCGGGTTCCGGGTACACGCAGCCCGCCCGGACCGTCACCAAGACGCAGGTCCTGGAGCTGTCCGCCGCCGAGGTGACCGCGATCGGCGCCGGGAACCTCCGCGCCGTCAGCAGCAGCACCATGCACGACCAGCTCGGCGAATCCGCCGGCATTTCCAACGGAAGTTAGGAGGCTGCCGCGATGACTGCGGTCCTGCCGCACTACAAGACCGGCCCGGCTAACTACCAGGCTGCGGGGCTCATCTACGGTGGCCAGTTCCTGGTCCCCAACACCATCACGGCAGGGACCACGGACCTCACGGTCGCGGTCGCGCCAGGCGGCGAGTCCGCCGCGGCGACCGGTGTCACCAACGTGATCGGCGTCGCCGGCACCGACGCGAACGTGATCACCACCCAGACCGGCGCCGCCAACAGCTACGGCGAGCCGCTGATCGACATCTCGGTCCTCGGCGACTACGTGTCCGTCTGGTACGGCGGCGTCGACATCTGGGTGTGGTACGGCGGCCCGGCCGCGCCCGGGGAACTGCTGGTGATCGGCACCGGCACATCCGGTCACGTCGTCGCCGGCTGCGTGACCGGCATCGCCGGCACCCCGTTCTTCACGTCCACCGCGATCACGTCGTTCACCCCGAACACCATCGTCGCCCGCTGCACCCACCCCGGCGGCGTGTCGGGCGCGATGCTCACGCAGCAGATCGGCGGCCAGGGCAACGCCTACTACTTCCTGGGCCGGGCCCGGGTTTTCTAGAGGGGAACTGAGAGATGCCAACCGGCGCACGCGGGTACTCAGATGCCCCGAGAATCACCGTCAACGAGCTGCTGAAAGACCCCCTGGTCATCCCGGCGCTCATCCTCGACATCACGCAGAACGAGTTCATCATGGACTCGGTGCTGCGGATGGGCGGCGCGGCCCCGTCCGGCGCTGTCCGGTACAGCGAGTCGACGCCGCTGTACGCCGACGACTTCCCCGAAATCCGCCCTGAGTTCGGTGAAGTGCCCGTCGTGCCGACGTCGATCGGCGTGCCGCGCGTGGTGTTCAGCCATGAGCGCGCCATGGCGATCATGGTGTCGGACGAGATGCGGCGCCGGCAGACCATCGACCCTGTGACGCGGCAGTTGCTGCAGGTCAAGAACACGATGGTCTACAGCTGGAACACGGCGTTCTACTCTGCGGTCGTCGCGAACGCGTCCATCCAGACGCTGGCCGTCGCGAACCCGTGGGCGTCCGCTTCGGCGACGACCCGCGCCGACATCGCGCAGGGCGTGTACCTCGTCGAGAACGCGAACATAGTTTCGCCTTCTGGCGTTACGCAGTGGCTCGGCTTCGAGGCCGATACCTTGATCATTAACCACGGCACCAAAAACACGCTGCTTCAAAGCAGCACATTCGCGGCGCCATATATCGGCGATATCGCGTCGGAAAACTTGCAGTACACCGGTGTGCTGCCGAACAAGATCTTCAACCTGGATGTTTTGGTCAGCCGCCAGGTGCCGGCCGGGAACGCGATCATCATGCAGCGGCACCGCTGCGGCTTCTTCGCCGACGAACTGCCGTTCCTCGCCGGGCCGCTGTACCGGCAGGAGACGAACAAGGCGTGGCGGTCCGACACGCAGCGGTCCAGCGCTATCGGCCTGGACCAGCCGCTGGCGATCTGCCTGCTGAGCGGGGTGTAGCGCTCATGTCTGCAGTAGCCACCGGCGAAACCCCTGACCCGGACGGCGTGGCTGAGGCCGTCCGGCAGCTCCAGGCGGAAGTCGCCCAGCTCCGCGCCGCGCAGGCCGCGCACGTCTGCGTCTGCGCCCACAGCTTCTACCCCACGGCCCCGCAGCCGTACTCCTACCCGCTCACCGTGACCAGCCAGTACCCGCTGAACACGATGAACGCGAACACGCAGGTCCAGACCCTCACTTTCCCGCAGAGCCCGGCATGGTAGCCGACACCGCCGCGCCCGCTGAGCCGCTCACGCCGCTGTCCGCCGGCGAGCAGAAAACCCTCGAAGGTCTCCTCGCCCGCCACTCGGCGGGGAAAGCGCCCACGGCGCGGATCGGGGACGCCTACGAGGCGCTGATCGCCTTGTCGGTCCCCAGGCGCGGCGACAAGGACCGGCAAACCGACCTCGTGTACCCGGGGGAGATCATCTACCTCACCGAGGAGGAAGCCCGCCAGTTCGAGCGGCACGGCACCCGCGACGGCCGGCAGGTGCCGGTGATCCGGAAACTGTCCGGCCCCGACGGGTCCCGTGAGCCGCTGCCGCGGCTGCTGCCCCGCCACGTGTCCGGGCGCCTGTTCCGGCCCGCGGTCCCGCCGCCCGGCTCGGAGCTGCCCCGCCCCGACCCGGAAGGCTCCTCCCGCATCGAGGTCATCGACGACGGCGGCGCCCCCGAAACCGAGGGAGCCGCCACGGCAGCCCCCGGGGAGATGGCCGACCAGCTGCAGGAACGGCCGGTCGACGCGATGGACCTGCCGCCCTCCCGCAGCCGCCGCAGGGCCCAGTAACCCATGGCCACATACACGCCGGCGACGATCCAGCCAGCGGAGGTAGCGCAACTGCGGTGCCCCCGCTGCTGGTTCCCGGCCCCGTTCCTGCCGAACGCGGCCCTGACGTTCCGGTGTGCCCGCTGCGAATGGCCGTTCACCCTCGCCGCCGCGACAGTGACCGTCCCGAACGCCTCCCCGGTCAACAACACGGTCTACACCAACAGCAGCGGCACCGTCGTCGCGGCCACCATCGGGAACGCGGGCGGGGTCACCGCGATCACCGTGAACAGTGTCGCCACCGGGCAGACCTCCGGGACCGTGCTCGTCCCCGTCGCCGGAACGATCTCAGTGACCTGGGCGACGACGCAGCCGACGATGGCGTGGGCGCTGCCCGCCACCAGCGGTTCCGTGACCGCAGGCGGCACGGCGCTGCCGTTCACCGCGTGGGGCACCGCCTTCACCCAGGGTCAGGTGCTGATCGTCGACCCCGCCGGAACCTCCGACGTGGTCGTCGTCAACGGCACCCCCACCGGCACGTCCGTGCCCGTCGGCGCGCTGAACGCCTCACACGGCTCCGCGGTGAGCGTGACCGTCGCGCAGGCGTCCCCGGTGCTGTCCGGCGTCGAAGCCGTCCCGCAGACCAGCTACTAACCCGCCCGGAGGAGGTGACGCCCGTGACGCTCGGCAGGTACGTGCTGACCGGCGACGTCACCATCCCCGCCGGGACACCCGGCTACCCCGCCGCGGGACCCGGTGTCACCACAACGGGAACCACCTCCGCGACCCCCGCCGCGGGCACCTCGGTCACCAGTCAGACAGTCGGCCCGGGCACGTTCCTGGTCAGCTGGACGGCGCAGCTTCAGGCCGCCGCCGCGGCCGGGGACGTGAACAACTTCGGGCTTTACAACGGCGCGGCGCTGCTGGCCACCTCAGTGAACACCGCCACGATCGCGTCGTTCCCGCAGCCCGCCGTCACCGCCTACCTCGAGGCGAACGCGGCGGTAGCGGTCAAGAACATCGCTATCGGGTCGGCGAGCAGCGTGTACGCGGCCAGCCTGACTGTGACACCGCTGATATCCGGTGACAACCGGGGGACCGTCACCTGGACCGGGCCCGGCTCCCCGCCGGAATGGTCACCGGGGCCGTTCCCCGTGACGTTCCTCGCCGGCACCCCGATGTGGCTCGACAACGCGGGTCCCCTCTACGCCCTTCTGTCCGCCAATGTCCGCGCCTGGATCGACGGCACCGACAACGTAGGCCACAACCACTGGGGGTTGAGCAACTGATGCTTCCGCAGCCAGCCGTACCGGCCAGCACCGTCACCTACACCAACAGCACCGGGCAGACCGCGTTCGTCACCGTGATCGGCGGGACCGTCACCCACATCACGGTGAACGGCTCCGACCAGGCCACCTCCACCAACTTCACCGCCACGGTCGCGGCCGGGCAGACGATCGCGATCACCTACTCGGTGCTGCCCGCCTGGTACTGGTCGACGTTCACCCCCGCGGTCCCCTCAAGCACTGTCGCGGTGCCGAACACGACCGGGCAGAACATCACCGTCATCCTCGCCGCCGGGACCGTCACCCACATCACCGTGAACGGCTCCGACCGCGGCACCACCACCCCCGCGCAGGTGATGCTGCCGAACGGCGAGTCGATCACCCTCACCTACTCCGGTGCCCCGGTGTGGGCGTGGATGAACTTCCCCGACCTGGTCGAAGGCGACTCCCTCGGCACCGCCTACGCGAGCTCCAACACGGTCCCCGCGACCGGTGTCGCCGGTTACTCACCGGTCAACGACCTGCCGTACGCGGCGCACTCCGAAGCAGGGTTCCCCGGCCTGGCGGTGGGGGTCTCGAATTGAGCCAGTACCCGCAGCGGATCCTCACCGACACCCTGGTCACCTGGGACAGCCACGCCAACGGGGTCCCGGTGACCACGTTCGTCAAGCACGGCACCGTCGTCGACATCGTGCCCGGCTCGCTGCTGGCCGCCGCCTACGGCGGGACCGGGAACCTGTCGGGTGTCCTGCCGGCCAGCCAGCGGGGCAGCGAAGCGTGCTGCTCACGGGCGGCGGTGACCAACTGATGAAGCTGATCACGGTCATCAACCAGGCGGGTGCCGCGGTCGCGTTCAAAGCGGACACGTTCGACAACGACGAGAACGGCTACCTGATCCTGCGCGCCGACGGCGCCGTCGTCGCGAAGTTCTCCCCGGCCTGCTGGGGCGGCGTCTACGACCAGGAGGCGACCGCCTGATGGCCGCCAGCCCCCGGGTCGTCACCGCCGACACCCGCATCATGTGGGACGGGGTACCGCAGCGGCTGCCCCGCGGCCAGGTCATCGACGTGCCGCCCGGCTCCGCACTTGAGGAAGCCATCGGCACCGAGAACCTCGTGCCGCTCGGCGCCACCGCCACATCCCGCCCGGCCGCCGAACCCGCCGCACCCGCCGCGGACCCCGCCCCCCGCAAACCCCGCGGCAACGGGAAAACGCAGGACGCCGCCGCTGACCTGACCGGAGAGAGCACATGACCCCGCCAGCACCGCCGCAGCGGCCTGTCATGAAGGTTTCCCTGTCCCTCATCCTGCTCGTCATCGGCGCGGGCCTGTTCGTGCTCGCCGCGTTCGCGTCCGGCGGTGACACGGTCGGCACCGTCCCGGCGTGGTCGTGGGCGTTCGGCGGGTTCGCCGCCTGGATCCTGTCCGGGGCCGTCCCGTGACCGGCCCCGTCGCGTCCGGCACCCTGTACGCCTCCGTGGAGGACCTGCGGCAGGTGATGTCCGGCACCGACTCCGGGACCGGCACCGCCGCGCAGCTCACCGACCAGCAGCTTGAGCTTGCCCTGTACGCCGCCTCCAACCGGGTCAGCGTCTACGCGGGGAACGTGTACGACGGGTCGACCGGGCAGGCGGACCCGCCCCCGATCCTGCATGACCTGACCCTCGACCTGGCCGTGTTCTGGGCCGCCAAAACGTACCTGAAATACAAGGCGATCGAGAACACGAGCCCGGTCTTCATCGCCTACACCAACGCGATGCAGATCCTCAACGCGGTCCGGTCCGGCACGATCCTCCTCGACCCGGCCGTCGCACCCGGCATCGGGTCTGAGACCGGCACCGTCATCAACCGGATCCCGGCGGTCTTCACCGGCGCGGACTCCAACACGCGGCTCGACCCGCGCACCGGCGCCCTCCAGGCCGACGTGCCGCCCGGCATGTGGGCCCCGATGGGCACCGACTGGACCGACGCCGGCGGACCCGTCTACCAGGGCTGAACGAGGAGGGAAGGAGGTGATGCCGCTATGTCTGGTACTTTCACGGCCCGCATCAGCGAACTGCGGCAGATGATCGGCTGCCCCGATCGCCTGACCGGCTCCGTGACCGTCGACCAGGTGTACTTACGCGCACTACCAGCATGAGCACCTGGAGTTCGTGCATCCGCGCGGCGGCACCGCCAAATACCTCGAGCGGCCGCTGTACGACCATTACCGCGACTACCTCACCGACTACGCCCGCACGGTGCTGCGCGACGGCGGCCAGCCCGCCATGCGCCGGTCGGTGGAGCACCTGTCGGACCAGGTGGAGATCACCGCGCCCCGCGAATGGGGTGACCTCATGAAATCCGGTCACCCGCAAGTCACCCTCGGGGCCCGCACCATCTATGACCGGCCGCCGAAGGCCGCCCGGCTGACTGCGCAGGAGCTGCGCGCCAAGTCCCGCGCGATCCTCCGCAAGCGGCTCGCTGAGGGCCTGACCGTCTACTTCATGCGGGGCGGGAAGGTCATGCGGATCCCCGGCCGGAACGAGCCCCACGGGCTGAGGGGGCGGCTGTGACCTTCCCGCAGCCCGCGCCGACGGTCCCCAAGACGCAGCTCATCGCCGACTTCATCACCGCCCTCGGGTGGGACGGCACCCAGGAGACCGGGTACCCGCCGCTGCCCGGCCCGGAAATCACCGACGCCCCCGACCGGGCCCTGTTCCTCACCCCCGCCGGGGGGCCCGGCTGGATCACTGAGGAGGCCGCGCTGGACTGCTGGTCGTTCCAGGCCAGGGTCCGCGGCCCCGCCGACGACCCGTTCGCCCCCGAACTCGCCGCCGCGCAGCTGGACGTGCTGATCCTGGGCGGCCCGTACCCGCAGACCGTCGACGGGACGGTCATCACGCTGGTCGCCCGCGCCGGGTCACCGCCGTCGCCGCTGCCCCTCGACCCCGCTGACCGGCGGTTCGAGTACACGTGCACCTACCTGATCACCACCGGACTGGAGTAGCTGATGGCCGGACTTCTCACCACCCCGCTGGCTGTATGCAACCTGAACGCCAGCCCGCTGACCGGCACGTTCTTCTCCGGCGGCGCCCCGTCTGCGGGCATCGACCTGGCGGGGGCGGGCAACGCCTTCGGTACCGCGTGGGGTTCCAACAACGTGGTGCTGGTGCCGAACACCGGCAACGTCTTCCTGTGGTGGTACTGCGGCGCGACCCTCGCCGGGATCTGCCAGGTGCTCGTGCAGGACCCGATCGCGGGGCAGGTGCTGCCCGCCGCCACGGCGCAGACCATCGCGGCCACCTCCTGCGGCTGGCTCGGCCCGTTCAGCCCGGTCACCTATGACGTCGCCAACGTCAACCTGGTGCCCGCGAACATCGCCGGCGCTCCGACCATCGCGTCCTGGCCTGCGGCTGCGCAGGGCTGCTACGCCGTGGCGTTCACGACGACAACCACGCTGTCGGTCCGCGCCTACACGATGTCCACCATCCAGCCGTAGCGAGAGGGATTGACACATGGCAGATGAGCAGGCAGTTCCCGAGCCGGTGCCGTCGATCCGGCCGCCCGCCACGGCGCAGCAGGCAGCGGCCGCGGCGGACGACCCGCTCGCGCGGGCAGCCGCGCTGCGGCGTGAAGCCGCGCAGATCGAAGCCGGGCTGGCCGGGCCCGCCGTGGTGCGCGTCAAGGTCGCGGCGCCGCACTCGGCAATGCAGTTCGGCGGGCTGTACGTGGGCCCTGATTTCACCCCCGTGCCCGCCTCCCGCCTGACGGACCTGCTGCAGGCCGCCGGCAGGGCGGGCGTCACCCTGATCACGGAAGGATAACGGGGCTATGCCGTCACTGCCGTACACCCCGCCGGCCTACACCACCACCAACGTGCTGTACGGCGTGGGCATCCTGTTCACCGCCGCGAACCCCTCCCCGGGTGTCGGCGCCACCGTGCCAGGCGACGCGAACCTCGGTGTCGGGTCGTCGTGGCTCGGGCTGGGCTGGAACTATGTCGGCGCCACCGAGGCGGGCGTCACGCTGACGTTCAACCCGACAGTGCAGAACATCAACATTGAGGAGCAGCCGACCCCCGTCGGCGTCGCCGTCAACACCGCCGACTTGCAGATCACCACCAACCTGTCGGAAGAGACGCTGGCGCACATCAACATGGCGTGGGGTAACGGCGGCACCACCGCGGTCACCGCGGCCGGCGCCGGGCAGCCCGGCAAGTCGGTCCTCACCCTGTCCACCGCCTTCCAGACCCTGTCCGCGGCGATCGTCGGGGTGAACCAGCTCGGGTTCGCGCGGGTGCTTTACATCCCGGTTGTCGTGTCGGCCGGGCAGGTGCAGACCGCGTTCCGCCGCGCCGCGCAGCAGCGCCTGTACCCGCTCACCCTGACCGCGATCTGCCCGTTCAGCTCCATCCAGTGGACGGACCTCACCGCGGTTGCCACCAGCTGAGTGGCTGCCGCTGGCGCTGGCGGCCGTGACGCTGGCGCTGGCGGCACGCATGTCCCTACCAGAGAAAAGGAGGCGGCGCGTGCCAGCATTCGACGCAGGCTCCGTTGTAGAGCCGCTGACGTGGAACTTCGCGTCGCTGAAAGACCCCGCCGGGAAACCGTACGTGGACAAGTCCGGTGTCGTCCGCGAGCCGACCGACCGGCAGCTCGCCGACTACCTCGCCGGGATCAAGAAGCTGATCAAGGAGTTCCGCGGGAAACTCCCCGACGACCTGATGACGGGGACCGCGACGCCCGCCGAGCTCACCAGCGCCGTCGACGACCTGGACCCGGAGACCGTGACCCAGTTCCACGCCGGCCTCGCCGCGGTCGTCGCGGACCTGTGCTCAGGTACCCCGTCGAAAGACGACCTGCTGGGGTTGCCGATCCGGATCCGGTCCGTGTTCTACACCTGGCTGCAGCAGGAGGTGATGGCCCCGGAAGCCGCACCCGGCGGTGGCAACGCGCAGGTGAGGAACCTGCGGTCCGCAGCCGCCGGGTAATCCTCTACGCCGTGCGCCGCTGGCTCTACTACAGCAAAGACGAGTGGGACGCGCTGACCTGGGATCTTCAGCAAACCTACCTGGACGGGCTCAGCGCCGAAGAAGACATCCCGTTCCGCATCGACGCTGACGCCGGGACCGCGTTCCATCCCGGTGCGGCGGAGGCGACAGGCACTGAAGGGCCGACGGTCAGGACGGGCGTGAACACTGGCGCACCCATCCTCGACCTGCGGGCGATGATCACCGCGCTGGAAGCCAACCCGGACGCCAGGCGCAGGCAATGAAAGGCGGGTGGATGTAGATGGGCTTCGACGCCGGGTCAATCGAAGCCACCCTGTCGATCAACACGGCGAAGGCCAGCGCGGACCTCGACAAGATCGAGGCCCGCGTCAAGGCGCTCGAGGACGCCAGGCATGAGGTTAAAGTCTCGGCGGTCTTCGACAACGCGAGCACCAGCAAGGCGCGGCAGGCATTCAGCCGGCTGGACCAGGCGATCTCCAATGACGCCATGTCGCGGCTGCGCAGCAGCCCGCAAGGGTCCGTGCTGGGGGCGCTGAACGCGCTGTTTTCCCCGCACCCGGTCACCGGCGCCCCGAGCCCGCAGCAGGCGGCCCAGAGCGGCCTGCTGGGCAAGATCATCTCGGGACCTGGCGGTGGCGGCCCGGGCACGTCGAACAACAGCAGCTCGACGCGGACAACCTCCACCATCGCTACGGTGCTGGGCGTCGGTAATGACGCCCAGCTCAAGGCCGAGGCCGCCAAGGCGGGCAGGGACGCCGCCGACGCCGCCAACAAGGCAGCCAGCGACGAGACACGCAAGAACGGCTCCGGGTGGCTAGGCGGCCTGCTCGGGGGAGTCGCCGGGTTCCTGGCCGGGCACATCGGCGGGGGAGGCGGCAGCGGCGGAGGCACGCCTAGCAAGGGCGGCGGGTCCAGCGGGTCGTTCCTGGGCAACCTGCTCGGAGGGATCGGCCCGTCCATCCCCGGCCTGGGACTCAAGTCGGCCGGTATCCTCGGGCTCGGCGCTCCTGTGCTGGGAGCTATCCCCGCGCTGCTCGGCGGCCTGGCCCCGGCGATCGGGCTCGGCGCCGGCGCCGGGGCGCTCGGGCTGCTGTTCAAAGGCGCGCAGAGCAGCGTCTCGCCGCTGACTCAGCTCTCGTCAACGATCCAGAGTGAGCAGGCAGCCGGGCTCGGGGCCACCTCGCAGGGCGCGCAGCAGCTCGCGCAGCAGCAGGCCCAGCTCAACCAGGGCGTCAATGCACTGGGTCCGGGGCTCAAGAGCATCTACAACTCCGAGCAGCAGATCGGCAACTGGTGGCAGGGATTCACGGCCAGCTTCGCGCCGAAGTTCGCCGGGCCGCTCCACCAGGTCGCCTCCCTGCTCCAGGGGCTGACCGGTCCCTTCACCCAGTTCTTCACCTCGGCGTTCACGGTTGCCCAGCCGCTGATCGCCGGGCTGGGCGACGTGGTGAAGTCCATCCTGCCATCCCTGGCCCAGGTCATCTCATCGTCTGCGCCGCTGATCAGGCCGCTGCTGGACGGGCTGGGCTCGCTGATCGGCAACTTCCTGCCCGGCCTGGTCACGCTGCTGAAGGCAGCGGCCCCCGCCGTGGCGGCCCTGTCGTCCGTGTTCGGCACGCTGGGCAAGGACCTCGGGTCGTTCTTCGCTGACCTGGCGCCCGTCCTCGTCCCGTCCGGCGTGCTGCTGAAGGCGCTGTTCGACGTGATCGGCGCGCTGCTGCCCATCATCGCCAAGCTGGCTGGCGTCTTCGCCACGGCCCTGGCGCCCGTGTTCATCCAGTTCGCCGGGGTGGTCAAGGCGCTGCTGCCGTTCCTGACGATCGTCGGCAAGGTACTCGCCGCGCTGGCCGGGGCCATCCTGGGTGACCTTGTGTCCGCGTTCGGCGCGCTGGCAACTCTGCTGACTGATATCGCCCCGGCTCTGACAGCTTTCGCGCAGGCGTTTTCTGGCATCTTCACCGTGCTGGAAAACAACGGCGTGTTCGCCACCCTCGGCAACGCCGTGGAGGCCCTGGCCAAGCCGCTGGCCACCCTGATCAACGCGCTGCTCAACGGGCTGACCCCGATACTCCCCGTAGTCATCCAGTTCATCGCCCAGCTCAGCACGATGCTCGCGAACGGGCTCGTGCAGGCCATCACGGTGCTGCTCCCGCCGCTGACCACCCTGGCCACTACCGTGCTCGGGACCCTCGCAAGTCTCCTGCCTGTCGTCCTGCCTCTGTTCCTCCAGCTTGCCGGGGTATTCACCGGGGCCGTGGTCGCCGCGATCTCCGGGGTGGCCACCGCCTTCGCCGCGATCATCAACGCGGTATCGCCGAACGTGCTCGGCGGCATCGTCGTCGGCGTCCTGGGGATCGTCGCCGCGATGAAGCTGTGGGAACTGGCCACCAAGGGCGTCGCTGCCCTGACCGCCCTGTTCGACCTTGAGACCATCGCGCTGAAAGCCATGTACGCCTGGGACCTGCTGGTGACCGTCGCCACCAAGGCGTGGGCCGTCGCGCAGGCCATCCTGGACGTGGCGCTGAACGCCAACCCGATCGCGCTCATCGTGATCGCCCTGGCCGCCCTCGGTGCCGCGATCTACGAGCTGGTCACCCACTGGACCACCGTGTGGAACGCGATCAAGGCGGCGGCCGCAGACGCCTGGAACTTCATCTACAACGGGATCGGCAAGTACCTGCTGCCGCTGCTAGGCCCGGCCGGGCTGCTCGCGCTCGCCGCGATTGAGCTGTACCAGCACTGGAACACCATCTGGCACGACATCATGGCCGTGATCACCGCGGTCGAGGGCTTTTTCAAGACCGCGTGGGATTCCATCACCTCCACGCTCAAGGCCGCGTGGGACGCTATCGCCGCGTTCTTCACCGCCTGGTGGAACGCTGAGATATCCGGGTGGAAAACGATCATTTCCACAGTCGAGAGCATTTTCTCGGCTGCCTGGACGAGCGTAGAAGGCACAGTCAAAACTGTCTGGAACGCGATTTCGAGCTGGTTCGTGTCCTGGTGGGCTGCGATGGTCGCGTCGTTCCGCTCCACGGTCGCCACCGTTGAGTCCGTGCTGTCCACAGCGTGGAACACGGTTTACAGCACGGTCCGGTCGGTGTGGACCACCATCGTGAACTACTTCAAGAACACCATCGCGGCCGGTATCGAGGCAGCGCTGAACATCGGCGCCAAGCTGAAGACCATCGGCGCAGCCGTGCTCAACGACTTCTGGTCCGGCCTGAAGTCGGTCGGAACGGCCATCCTGGGCTGGTTCAAGTCCCTGGGCAGCGGGATCGTCAACGCGTTCAAGACCGTGCTCGGCGTCTTCTCCCCGTCCCGGGTGTTCTACGACATCGGCAAGCACCTGATGCAGGGCCTGATCAACGGCATCACCGGCTCTGCCGGGGCGGTCAAGGGCTCGGTTACGGCGATGGGCAGCAGCGTCGCCGGGTGGATCACCCAGGCGCTGGGCAAGGTCGGGGCGCCCGCGTCCTGGCTGGGGCTGATGGAAACCCTGGTCTCCAAGGAATCGGGGGGCAGCCCCACCGCGGTCGACCCGATCCTGGTGGACGGGCAGCATGCTACCGGGATCGCTCAGCTGTTGCCGGCGACGTTCGCGGCGTACGGAGAGGGCGGCTCCATCCTTGACCCGGTCGCCAACCTGGTCGCCAGCCTGCGGTACATCATGGCCACCTACGGCAGCCCGGCGAACATCCCCGGCCTGCTGGGCGGCAACTACGTCGGGTACGCGGGCGGCGGCTGGCTGACTGAGCCGGTGGTCGGCTACGGCCTGTCCACCGGCACGGTCTACACGATGGGTGAGCACGGACCGGAGTACATCAGCCCGGCCGGGTCGAGGGGCGGCGACGGGGACTCCGCCGCGGCGATCCTCGACCGGCTCGACCGGCTCATCGCGGTCACTGGCGCTGTCCCCGCCGGGGTGGGGCGGCACGTCGGCGGTGCGCTCAGCGGCGCGGCACAGGCAGCGTCGTTCGCGAGCCGCTACCCGCGGGGAGGCTCCTGAATTGGGGTTCGACTCGCTGGTCATAGCCAACACGGTGGAGCTGCTGGGCGGCGGCGTCCCGTCGATCAACCCGCTGTGCACCGGTGCGGTGTTCCGGCTTCAGCAGGGCTCCAGTCCGGGGGCACCGCAGCCGACCACCGACTTCGTGGCCAGCTTGCTGCTGGACGGTGAGCGGCCGTTCGGGCGGCGGGCCAGCAACCGGACAATCACGCTGCCCGTGTGGATCACCGCAGGTAACCGGCAGCTTCTCGCGGCGGCCCGTGAAGTGCTGCAGCAGGCCATCGACCAGGACTACTTCACCATCGTCTGGACCCGGGACCCGACCAACGGCAACCCGGGCGGCACCCCGCTGCCGATGGTGTTCGACTGTTTCCGCGCCCAGCCCACCGTGCCGGTCTTCAACACGAGGGTCGAAGACCAGCTCATCGGGATGCAGATCCAGCTGACCATCCCCGCGCTGCCGTACGGCCGCAGCGACCAGCAGTCGCAGGTCAGTTTCTCCTCCCCGGCGCCGACATCCCCGACTGTGCCGCCGCCGCCGTCCCCCGTTGTGCTGGACACCTTCTCGACGATCAGCTCGGTGCAGTGCACCCAGTCCAGCCAGTGTGTTGTCGGGCCGAACACCTGCCGGTGGGACCCGGACTCGTTCGGTGACCCCGGCGGGCAGCAGACCGCGCTCACCTACAGCGCCACGTTCCCGGCCGGCCCGCAGAACCTGGCGAACATGGCGTCGCTGCAGTTCTGGCTGGGGCTCGGCTCCAGGTATTACGCGGACCTGGAGTTCCACGGCAAGACGCACGGCGGGTCGGTGTACTTCACGCTGACCGACAACGACGGCGTTCAGCTGTCGTTTTCCCGCTCGAACCTGTTCCTGCCGGTGTCCGCCGACCCTAACAGCCCGGTGTTCACCCGGATCACCATCCCGATCCCGGGCAACAGTCCCACGTTCGATTACACCGCGGTTGCCGGCTACGCGCTGACCATCATCAACCGGCAGGACCGGGTGCGGCGCCTCGCCAACGTCACCGCCTACCTGGACAACCTGACCGCGCAGCCGGGCAGTATCCAGGTCACCCCCGTGACCCGCGGCGCGGTCTACACCATTTACGGTGTCAAGGGCACCGCCCGGGCGCCGGTCAGCATGTCGTTCCAGCAGCCGCCGTCCCCCGGCACCGTCACCACGGTCACGACGGCGGGCCCCGGCACGTACACCGTCCCGGTCAACACCGCCTACCTGGCGGTCGGGGGGACCGGCGGCGGCGGCGCGGGCGCGGGCATGACCATTCCCGGGGTCGGCGCCGGCGGGGCGGGCGGCAACTACGACGCGGAGCTGACGTTCCCCGCATCAGCCGGGCAGGTCATCCCCTAGGTCGTCGGGGCGGGTGACACCGCGGGGGCGTCGCCGCCTGGCGGGCAGGCGACGGTGTTCGGGCCGGCTCCCGGCGGGCAGCTTCAGGTGATCGCCAACGGCGGCGGGTCGGTGGCCACCAACAGCAACGTGGCGGGGCTGCCCGGCGCCAGTTCAGGTAACTCGGTTGAGTACCTGGGCGGCCCCGGCCGCGCCAACCCGGCGAGCACGTTCGGCGGCGGCGGCGGCTCCTCAGCCGGCCCGGCCTCGGCGGGCAACACGCCGATGGGTTCCGGGTCGCAGACATTCACGACGGTCGGCACCACCGTGTGGACGTGCCCGCCCGGTGTCACCTCGGTTCAGGCCACCCCGACCGGCGGCGGCGGCGGCGCCGGCGGCGGGGCTTCGGGAGGCAACGGGCAGGGCGGCGGCGGCGGCGAGACCCGTGTCGCGACGATCCCCGTCACCCCCGGAAACAACTACAACGTTGTCGTCGGGGCGGGCGGGAACGGGGGGACCAGCGGCGGGAACGGCACCGCAGGCAGCCAGTCCAGCTTCACCGGCGACAGCGGCCAGGCGGTCATCGCGCACGGCGGTGGCCTCGGCCTCGGCAACGTGGGCAGCACCCCGAACAACGGCGGGTCCGGCGGCTCCGGCGGCACCGGCCACAACGGCGGCCGCGGCGGTGACGCATACCCGTACGCGGGCGGCGGCGGATCATCGGCGGGGCCGAACGCAACGGGCAACGCGGGCAGCAGCCCCGGCGGGGCAGCAGCACCGACCGGGGGAGGAGCGGGCGGCAACTCCTCCGGTGCCAACAACGTGCCGGGGTCGCCTGGCGTAGTCCCGGGCGGCGGCGGCGGCGGCAGCTACTTCACCTCGCAGGCCGGCGGTGCGGGGGCCAGCGGGCAGGTCATCCTCACCTACCCGTCCAGCACCGGGGCGCCGACCAGCGCGGGCGGCGCTGCGGTCGCGGGCGGCGGTGCGGGCGGTGCGGGTGCCGCGTCAGCGGGGAACAACGGGTCGAACGGGACGGCGCCCGGCGGGGCGGGCGGCGGCGCGTACTCCTCAGGCGCGACCAAGACAGGCGGCAACGGGGCCGCCGGGCAGCTCAAGATCACCCCGTACCTGCCGGGCCCGTTCAAGTCGCTGATCGTGCACCGGCCGCCGCTCGGCGCGGTGAAGACGTTCCAGCCGATGGTGTCCGTCGGCGGCGGCGGGGACCCGCCGGACGGCACCCACCAGTACACGATGCCGCAGCCGGTCAGCGGCATCAACGCCGACTTCGCCGGCACGTACACCGTTTACCTGGTCAACTCCTCGTGGAGCGGCAGCACCAGCGTCCAGCGGACGATCACTGTCACCGTCACCCAGTACGAGTACGCCGGCGGCCCCGGCTACACGGTCTCCACCCTGCCGATCTCGATCGCACCGAACCAGGTGACCAACGGCATCGTCACGGCAGGCGTTTTGACCCTGCCCATCAAGACGGTGGCACCGGACAACGTGGGCGGCTACTACACGGTCACCCCGCAGTCCTCGAACACCAGCGACCGGTTTTTCGACTGCATATTCCTCGACACGATGGGTCAGACGGTCGTCATCAACGAGCCGTCCAGCGGATACCTGACCTACTACATCGACGCCCCCGACCCGAACGTGTCCCTCGGCCGGATCATGGGCAGCCAGGCGGGGCGCCCCGACGCGATCGGCGTGATGGACAACACCCCGTACATCTCCGGCGGCCCGCTGTTCGTGGAGCCCGCCGACGGCGACAACATGCTGTTCGTCTACAGCGCGGACGGTGTGGCCCCGAACGTCTCGCTGTCCTACTTCGCCGCCTATTACTTCGACAGGACCCAGTGATGTCAGGACCCTTGCCTTCGGTGTCAGCGATGAAAAAGGTGCTGCTCACGGCAGCCGCGGCCGTGATGTGGTTCCTGCCCGGCCACCTGGTCGTCCTGGCGCTGATCGTGTTCATCTGGGGCTCCGCGATGGCCAGCACCGCCAACACCGCCCAGACGCGCAGCACGGCGGCACGCCTGGCGACGCACATCACGAACACCGCCCCGGCGGTCAATTTCGTCGCCAACGGCGGGTCGGTCGGCGGCAGCGTCACCGTCAACGGCAACCACACCGTCACCGGGGCGCTCGGCGTCCACGCCGGCGGCACGGTGGTCGGCGGCCCCTGGACGATGAGCAACGGGGCCAGCGTGTCCAGCGGGCTCAGCAGCGACACAATCACCACCAGCAGCGACGTGACAGTCGGCGGCAACCACACAACCAACGGGACCTCGACCGTCTTCGGGACAGAGGGCATCCACGGCAACCTGAACCTGATCGGCGGTATCGGCAGCAGCTACGCGATACCCGCCACCCCGCCCGGCAAGATCACCGGCACCGGCACCAACAGCCAGCTCACCAACTGCTGCAACGCGCTCATCGACACCCTGACAGCCAGCGGGGTGTGCACCTGACATGGCGATCACCCAGGACCAGAAAAGCAGCCTGTCCGCCTCCGGCAGCAGCCTCACGTCGTTCACTGTCACCTTCACCACCAAGCCGGCTGCGGGCACCAAGTGCATCCTCACGATGTCCGTCAACCCGAGCGACACCGGTGTCATCACGTCCATTGTGGACAACGGGTCACCGTCGCGGACATTCACGCAGGCCAAAGACAAGTTCGCGTCATCATGCTCAGCGAGCATCTGGTACGCCGACAACGTGCAGCCCGGCGGCGGCACCTACACCATCACCATCACCGCCAGCAGCGGGGAAGTGCACTCGGCTGGCGCAGCGTCCTACACCAACGTCGCGACCGGCGCCCCGACAGCCACCAACAGCGGCACCGCCTCATCCCAGAACGTGAGCTCCGGGACCGCAACACCGAACGCGGCGGGGGCGCTGTTCATCGGCGCGTACACCGACAACTCCGGCAGCACCGAAACCTCCACCCCGCTGAGCAGCTTCACGAACGACTACGCGGAGGTGTCCGGGTCCAGCCTGCTGGTCGGCGCCGGATCCCACAAGATCGACGCCGGCGGGCCCACCGCCACGGCGGCGGCCTGGACGATCGGGTCCGACACGCCCACATGGGTCGCGGTCGTCGCTGTCTGGGATGCGGCCGCAGCGGCAGGCGCGCTGCTGCCGCCGCCGGTCAACCTCAGCCAGGCCGTCAAGCGAGCAGCCTACTTCTAAAGGAGGGTTCCCCATGTCCGGTCTCTACTGGGCGATGAACGCCGCGTTCCCCACGACCGCCGCCCCGGTGAAGATGACCACCGGCACAGCGATCAAGACGCTGCTGCAGGTGGCCACCCCGTCCAACCAGGACATCCACGTGGTGGAGTGGGGCATCTCGTTCGACGGGTCCGCCGCCGCCACGCCGATCGAGTGCGAACTGGTGGACACCGGCGCTGTCGGCGCCGCGACACTGACGTCGCTGACGCCGGAGCTGTACTCCGCTGATGCCCAGGCGGCCAGCCTGTGCGTCGGCGGCACCGGCGCGACCGGGTTCAACTCCGGTTCGTCAACCGAGGGCACCACGACCGTCACGAGGTACGGCGACCTGCAACTGATCGCGCCGACCAACCAGTACGTGAAGCAGTGGCCGCTCGGCCGCGAGTTTTACGTCCCGGTGTCGCACTTCCTGCGGGTGAGAGTCACCGCAGCCGCCGCCGTCAACGCCTACTGCTACATCATCTGGCAGGAGTAGCAAGACCGGGGAGAGCCGAGAGAGGAGGGGGTAGCCTGTGCCGCGACTAGGGCGAAGCCGCCCGGCCAAGACGTACGTGCTGACCGGCAACACCCTTGTCCTGCTCTACTCGGTAGTCAATGCCCCCTCGACAACGCTGGCCGGCACCGGCGCCATGTCCGCGGCGGGGGCGTTCGCCGGGCAGTCCACCATGGCGGGTTCCGGGTCGATGTCCGCGACCGGGTCGGTCATCGGGACGCTGCAGGGCTCGTCCACCATGGCGGGCACCGGCACTATGACGGCTGCCGGGGTGTTCGCCGGGTCCGTGAGCCTGGCCGGCATCGGCAGCATGACCGCCGCGGGAGTGTTCGCCGCGGCAGCGGGACTGGACGGTGAGGGGTCCCTGACCGCGACCGCGCTGGTGGTCCTGGTGGGGGCAGCGAGCCTGGCCGGCGTCGGCACCATGCGCGCCTACGGTGACCCGATCGCGAACCTGGCCGGTACCGGCACCATGCGGGCGTACGCTGACCCGATCGCGAACCTGGCCGGTTCGGGGAGCATGGGCCTGACCCTGACCCTCAAGCTGACCATCGGGCTGACCGGTACCGGGTCGCTGTCCATCCCGCAGGTCGCGGGCGGGCTGGTCAACGGTGTCGGCGGTGTCGGGTTCCCGTACGCGCTGCCCGGCTCCAGTCAGGTGGCGGTCGCGCCGCCCGGGTCGTCGGCGTGGCAGTGGCTGGGCACCGTGGGGCAGATGACCGCCTTGACGTACAGTTACGCCTGCCCCGGCGGATGCGACAAGATGACCTGCACGATCATGGTCCCGGCCGCGTACCGGACGCAGATGTTCTGGCCCGGCTGGCAGGTCAAGATCACCCGCGGCGGCCACGACGTGTGGCACGGCAAACTGGACGAGCCGGCGCCGACCCCGAGCGGCTGGAACCTGACCGCGGTCGGGCACGGCAACCGCGGGCAGGACTTCCTCGCGATCTACTCGAGCACCTGGCCGGCGAGCCAGCCCGACCAGTCGGTCAACAATGCGATCAGCCGCGGGATGCCGTGGGTCAACCCGGGTGTGGGCACCCCGTCCGGCGCCTGGTACGGGCAGGCGGTCGACTCCGGGGCGCAGACGGTCACCGCGATGCTGAACCTGATCTGCACCAGGGGCGGCTTGACCTGGTATGTCAACAGCCAGCCGGGCGGGGTGCTGGGTGACGACCTGTCCGTGTTCCCGCTGCCCACGACGGTGAACCGGCTGCTGGTGGTCACGACACCGGTCGCGCGGACGCTCGGCGCGGACATCAACACGATCTTCATCAGGTACATGGTCAGCGCCGACAACGCGACGACGGGCGCGACCGCCGTCTACACCACGACGTCGGTGCAGAACGCCCAGTCGGTCGCCGCGCACCAGGTGATCGAAACGTACATTGACCTGTCCGATGTCGGGGTGCAGACCGCGGGGCAGGCGCAGGCGGTCGGCAACGCCGTGCTGCAGATTTACCAGCGGGCCTCCTTCGCGGGGCCGTTCACCGCCGCATTCGGGCAGCTCCTCAACGCGGGCGGCGCCCCTGTCGACCCGGGCACTGACCAGGCGGGCACTGTGGTGCGGCTGATCCTGACGGACTACGGGTACGGCGGGGAGGTCACGCCGCAGTTCCCGGTCACGTTCATTGTCGGCGCGTACTCCTGGGATGACTTCGCGCAGGTCGCGACGATCACCCCGTACCAGGCGCTGGATCAGAGCCTGACGGGGCTGCTGCAGATGGAGAACACCGTGCTCACGCCGATAAAAGCAGCCGGCCCATAACCCTCGTGCACGTGCATATGCACGTGCATCCGGCTAGGCTGGTGGCCAAAAGGGACGCGAGAAGCCGGAGACAGCATGACGCAGCCCGCCCCCACCAGGCGCGTGCAATGCCAGCAGTGCCTCGCCGTCACCCAGCTCCCCGACGGCGCCGACCCGCACGCGCACACCTGGTGCGGCTGCTGCCCCATCACCGGCGACGACGGGCAGCCGCACCACCACGGCCAGGCCGCCGCGGCGTGCCCCGGCAGCGGGGGAGAGGGCCACCCCGGGCAGCCGTGCCCGCACCCCAACCCGCACGCCTGCATCCGGCTCACCCCGGCCGGGGAGGACTGCCCGGGCGGGCACTGCGGCGTCGGTGTTGACGGCTGCACCGTGTGCCGCCCGGTCATCCACTTCGGCACGACCAACATCGTGATGGCCTGACATGACGTACATGACCGACACCGGCCGGTCGGCGGCGCTGCTGAACTACGCGCTGGACGGCGCATCAGCCCCGACGATCACCCAGCCGTACTTCCTGCGGCTGATGACCGCAGCGGGCAGCGGCAACGGCAACGTCAACGGGTCGAACGGCACCGAGCTGTCCGCGTCGGGGTACACCGCCGGCGGGTCCACGCTCGGCGCGTCAGCGCCGTTCGGGTCGTTTTCCTCCTCCACAGCCACCGCGAGCAACGCCAACTCGGTGAGCTGGTCCGCGACCGGCACCTGGTCGACGGTGACGGGCGTGGAGATCTGGGACTCGGCCGGCACCAAGCTGCGCTGGTTCCAGGGCGCGCTGACGAGCAGCATCACCGGCGTGGTCAACGGCGACACCGTGCAGTTCGCCGCGGCGAGCATCACGCTGAACGCGTCCGGCTGGTTAGCGGGCCACATGAAACGGAAGGCTGAAAGATGGCACTAGCCAGGGCATACAAGGTCGGCGTCTTCGACACCTCGACATGGCTGCCGACCGGCGCGACCGTCACGACCACGACCACGACGCCGATCCTGTTCTGCTCCACCTCGGCGAACTCCGACCTGAACATCTCGGCGATCCGCTGCGGGGTGCTGGGCGCGGCGGCGTTCCCGTCGAACGCGAGCATCTACTTCTCCATCAACACGGTCACCGGCACGAAGGCGGGCGGGCAGGCCGCGACGCCGACTCAGCAGTCCGGTATCGCGAAGGCGACGCTGGCCACCTGGTCGACGGCGGGCGGCACGTCGGCGGCGGCGATCACCGGCCTGACGGCGACGACGGAATGGTGGGGGGAACCTGTCCCGTTCACTGCCGGGTCGAACTGGGGTGAGTGGAAGACGCCCGGGTTCGAGATCAACCTGCCGATCTCGGGGCAGTTCGCGCTGTGCGTCACCGCGTCGTCGGCGGGCACGGCGACGACGTTCACCGGCCAGGTCGAGTACACCGAGTGACCGTGATGCGGGCCGCGTGGCGGCTGGCCGGGCCGTCCGGCGGGACGCAGCAGACCGACGCCCTTGAGGTTGATTACCCGCAGCCGTGACCCGGGACTAGGCGGAAGGCCCCCCGCATGACCGTCACCCCGGTAGGCACGCCCGCCCTGACGCGGTCCACCACCAGCCCGGTCACGGGAACGTGGGGAACGGGGCAGAACCGCACCGCCGGGAACCTGCTGATCGCCGCGGTTTCCGCGGGTGCCGCGACAAGCGTCACCACGATCACGGCCAGCGGCTCCTGGGCGCTTGTCGGGCCGCAGGCCGCCGAGGGTCATACGCAGGTAGCGTTCTTCAGCCTGACAGCGGCAGGCGGGGATGCGGCGCCGTCGTTCAGCTCGACGCTGACCAGCACCGCCGCGATGTCCTGCACCCTGTACGAGTTCACCGGCGGCAACACGGCCTCCCCGGGGGACACCTGGGGGACGTCGGGGCTGACCGGGACGACCGCGAACCCGCTGACGGTGACCACGGCGGGGAACGTCGCCGCGGCGGGGGAGTACGCGCTGTGCTGCCACGTCGAGCTGATCGCCGTAGCCGCGACGGTCACGTGGACCCCTGATGCGGCGTTCACGAACGACGCGAGCGACGCCGGGACGTCAACCCGGATACATGCGGCGGTCGATCACCTGGCGGCCCCGGCAGCGGGCAGCGCATCCTCATGCGGCGGCACCTGGGGGACCGCCCCGTCGCATGAGGCCGCCCAGATCATCGTCATCGCGGCGGCGACCGGTGCTGCCGTCCGGGCGGCAGCCGGGCCGGTGCGGGCTGCGGCTCCGCCGCCGCCACGCGGCCGGGCGCAGGGCCGCACGGGAACGTACACCGCTGTCTCGCTCACCAGCGGGGCGCCGGCCTGTCGTCCCGTCCAGGCCCGGCTGGCGCCCGCGCAGGGCGGCCGGGTCATCCGCCGCGCCGGGACCTATGCGGGCAGCGGGCCGCCGGCACCGCCGCTGCACCAGCCGGCCGGGGTGCAGCGCAGGCAGCCGCCGCCCGCCCGCGGCCGGATCACATCACAGCACGGCACGTACAGCGGCACGGGACCGGTCGCCATCCCGTTGCGCCGCCCCGTCCGCGGTCAGCCGCAGAAGCCGCTGCCGGCCGGCCGTACCGCTAGCCGTACGGGCGTCGCGGTCACTATCGTGCCCGCCGGCGGCACCGGCACCGTCACCTGGACCGCGGCACCGGCCCCGTTGCGCTGGCAGGCACTGCCCGGGACCGCCCGGTGGACGGCGGCGCCCGCGCTTCCCCGATGGAGGACCACCATGACTATTTTCCAGCCGATCTCCGCGCTCAGCCTCGTGATGGTGAACGTTTCGTGGACATCCGACCTGGACGGCACCAGAATCGACCCGACCGGGCAAACCGCCGGTCAGGCGGCGCTTATCGTCCAGTTCGCGTTCCCGCTGTCCAGCGGCAATTACACGGCCCCCGCAGAGCCGGTCACCTGGTACACCGGGTCGTGGCTGCTCGGCGGCACCGGCAGGGGCTACATCGCGCAGTGCCTCGTCGGGCCCGGGGGAGGGGCGGTCACCCTGACAGCCGGGCAGAGCTACGACGTGTGGTCGAAAATCACCGGGACACCCGAGTCACCGGCCATCTTCGCCGGCACCCAGCCGGTCTACTAGACCCGGCCCTGACTGGCGCACCTTCCTGATCATTTCTATCGCCCAGGCGCCCGACACCCGGCCGTTCCACAGGCACGCCCGGCACCAGAACGCGTCCAGCGACACGGACAGGTCCGCCAGGTGGTCACAGCCCGGATGCCGGACCCCGGTCTTCGGCTGCCCCGGCAGCGGGTAGACCCGCCCGCCCGGCGGGATGCACAGCACGCATTCCCGGCCCGTGACCGGGTCGGTGAACGGGAACTCGGCTACCGCCGGGACAGTTTCCTCCCTCACGGCTGCGGCCCCGGGCGGCGGTACCCGGCCAGCGCGAACTCCGCGCCGGGCAGGTCCACGACGCGGGGGAGTTCCCCGAGACGCGCCGGAATGTCCTCCGCCGCGCAGCCGCGCAGCTGCTCATACAGCCAGGTGAGCCACGGCTCGAACAGCGGGCACACCCACACCCGGTGCTTGGCGAGGTCAGCGTGCGCGGATCCGCCCGGATGGAGGAAGCACCCCTCACCGGTCTGCAGGTCGAACACCCAGATGCGGTCCGTTGCGGCTCCCCACCAGCCGCACGCCTGCATCAGGGGGCGGCCCTCGTCGACACCGGACAGCCAGGCCCACTCCTCGTCCAGAACACCGACCATGAACTTGCCGTGATTGCCGGTTCCGGGGCCGTGGCGGGCCTCGAACTGGAATGTCTTCACAGCCTCTCCTTCACCTCACGGGCAGCCCGGGCGGCACACGGCTGCTCCAGGTGCGGCGGCCCCAGCTGCGGGTCACCTGTCCACCAGTGGCACAGGCCGCAGTAGCCTTGCTCGAGGTCCTGCGGGGTGCGCGGAGACGGCACCGCAGCACGGGCAGGTGAACACCGCCAGTTATACCGGTTCGGGGAAGTTCTTCGCGCCGATGACCGCGGGGAAGTCCCGCTGCGCGAGCTTCTTGTCAACCGTGAAGGCGTTCCAGGCGATGATCAGCCAGGCGAGCTGCTGCTGCTCGCCGATCTTCTCGTCCCGGTCCCGCGCGTGCATCAGCCGGTCCCGCAGTTCCAGCACCGGATGCCTCAGCGTCAGGCCCGCGCCGGTCAGCAGCCCGTCGAAGAACACCTGCGCGGCGACCGCGTTGCTGCCGTTGAACAGCAGCCACGCCATGCCGTAGGCCGACGGCCGCACCAGCCGGAACTGGGCGTATGAGCGCATCGCGAAGCTGGTCGCGTCGCGGAGGTGGGGGGTGTGCGCGATGTACTCGAGGAGTTCCTGCTGCGTCGGGTTGAATGTCCCGCCGGACCTGAAGGTGCCGCCGCGGACGCCTTTCAGCCAGCGCAGCGACCAGCGGGCGATCGCCGCGAGCGCGGGAGCGTTCGCCTCCCCGTTGATCGCGAGCTGGTCGGCGAGCTTCCGCTTGATGCCGATGTCGACGGTGTCCTGGTCGTCCGGGTCCAGGCCCGTGATCACCCACGCCTCGAACGGGGTCTCAGCCATCATGCACGCGAGGTAACGGTGCTGCCCGTCGATGACAGCGCCGTCCCAGTCATGCTTGATCGTCTCGCCGTTGGCCCGCCAGTTCCCGGCCTGCATGTCACGGGAGTAGGCGGTGACATCCCCCCAGCGGACCGGCCGGTTGTCGCGGGCCTTGCCCATCCCGGCGATCTGGCGTCCCTCGACGACCTCCCGGTGCCGGTCCATCCGGTCGCGGGCCATCTCCGGGGTGATCACCATGAGCTCCGCCCGCGCGGGGGGCCGGGCGGCGGCGGGGTCCGGGGCGGCGGTCTGGAACGGGTCTAGAGGCGGTGCGGCTGTCACGGTAAGATTCCCCTTGGTTGATTTGATGGTCGTTGCAGCCCGGTCGTTCCCGCGGCCGGGTTTTTTACTTCTTCTGCACTTTTCCACGCGCATGCGGCTGCGTCTAGCCATCCGCGCGTAAAAACGCGCTAACTTGTGCGGATCAGCGGCTTTTCCGCGTATTGCGCGACGAGCGTTTTGAACTCGGCCATGTTCGCCGCGTTGTCCTCAAGGCGCCAGTCCTGGTGCGTCGAATCACCGCTTTGCGCCTGGTCGAAGTAGACAAGCGCGATCACGCCGTAGACGGACATTCCGTAGAACAGGTCCTTGAGCTGCTGCACCCCCGCCGCCCCGGTGACACCGGTTTCGGTGACCATGACCGGCTTGCCGGTGAACGCGCGGATCTCCGTGATCGACGGCCCGAACAGCGACACGAACGAATCGGACGGCTGCGCGAAATACCCGTCGAGGCCGATCACGTCGACGTAGGTGTCACCGGGGTAGACCGCCTGGAACGGGTACGAGCCGCCGTAGGCGACGTTCGGGCCCCACACCCACGTGACGTTCGTGACCCCGGCCGCGGCGAACACGTCGTGGATGCGCCTGTACGCCGCCACGTAGTCCGACGCCGCGGTCGACGACGCGGCCCCGGGGTATTTAGCGGCCCAGTCATACCAGTTCCCGTTCATCTCCTGCCCGTAGGAGACCCACACCTGCCTGTTCACTGCCTTCACCGCGGCGGCCATCGCCTTGATCACGGGATCCTCCGCGCCGCCGGCGACCGCCTTGTTGCTGGTTCCGCGGGGCTGCCACTGGATCAGCACGGACGCCCCGATCCCGGCGGCCTGCTGCGCGAACGCCGACGGGAACGGCTGAGCGAACGACGTCCCCGTGTAGTAGCTGAGCAGCCTCGGGGTGAACCCGGCCTCACTGGTGAAGGCAGTTACCTGCCCGAATGAGCCGGGGCTGTTCGGCTGGTAGACACCGACGATCATGTAATTGCTCCTCGGATGGGGCAGCGTGACTAGCAATATCGCGGCCGCCGCGATGACCGTCACCGCGGCAATGGTTATTTTTTCACTACGTGAAAGGTTTTTGCGGGCCTTGCGAGACCGTACATTACGGCGGCGGCTTCCATGAAGCTGAATGCTGGCAGGCAGGCCAGCCAGGTGAGTCCCCATCGCGCCTTCTGGGTCAGGCGGGTTATCCCGTGCTCGCGCATATTGAACCGCAGGCCGGCCAGCGTTGTCACGACATACACGGCCAGCGAGAAGTTCGCGAGCGCCCGCACTTCAGGGTTGATGTACCCGCCGTGGACCAGGTGCCCGATGGTGTACGCCCAGGCGAGGGGGGCGCTGGCCCACGCGATCAGCGCGACGCCGATGACGGCCCGCCACCGGAACCGGGCCGGCGCGTAAAGGGTGGTGCGGGACAGGCCGTTGAACCAGCGGCGCCGCTGCTTAATGAAATCGGCGGGTTTCTGGGTGCACTGCTCAGCCATGTGGCCGTGCACCCACCGGCACCGGTACCCGCGGTCCATCGCGATCGTGCCCCACCAGGCGTCCTCGGTGAGGGAGCCGAGCGGCCCGATGTCGAACCCGACCGCCCGCTCAACGTCGTTGCGGATGACGATGAACGACCCGTGCAGCCCGAACAGCGGCGCCCCGATCAGCATCGACAGGTACAGCCGCCCCATGTCGCTGCCGGTGCGGATGCAGTCCGACAGGGTCATCAGCGGGAACTGCTCCCATTTGCGGTGGTAGGAAATCATGCCCTGCCCGATCCGCGGCCGGTCCGGGCGGCCCGCTTCCTCTTCGCGGATCATGTTCGCGATCCCGATGATCACCGCCCGGGTCGGGCAGGATTCCTCATCGTTGTGCACAATCCACCCGAACCGGCCGAGGGGGGAATGCCACAGCGCATAGTTCAGCGCGCGGGCCTTCGCCAGCGTCCCGCCCGGGGTCTGGTAGCCCGCCGGGACGATCAGGTAGTTCAGGTCCGGGCCGGGGCGGGGGAGTCCGCTGCCGTCCGGGTTGGAATCCATCACGACCTCGATCACGTACCGGAACAGCGGCGTCCGCGCCATCTCCGCCCGCGTCGTGAGGATCGTATGGGTGAGCGCCTCGGTGTTGATGCCCTTGCTGACGATCCGCCAGCACACCAGCTGCGGTATCCCCACCGGGCTCACGTCCGGTGCGCGCCACAGGTACAGGCCGGCGAGCTCGAAGACGGCGGGTACCGCGCCGATCACCCACACGAGGCCGGCCCACGACCAGAACCGCTGCGTGATGTCGGCGGGCGCGAAGTTATGCGGCCACAGGTACTGCTGCAGCGCGTACAGCGCCCCGACGGTGAGGGTCATCAGTATGGTGATGAAGATCCGGTGGCGGCGTGTTTCCCGCCGCGCGGCACGGACAACATCCGGGCGGGCGGGGGCGGGCCGCGCGGGCTGCGTCCGGACCGCGGGGAGCGGGCGGGTGGCGGTGACGGACGCGATCGGCTCGGTGACGGCGGCGGCCGCCTGGCCGGAAGCGATCCGGGTCAGCTGCTCGAGGCCCACCGCCGTGGCGTCACGCCGCGGGCGGAGGGCAGGGAAACCGTCGGGCAGGGTCTCAGCGGACATGCGGCGAGGGCTCCATCTCGTTGTGCCCGGGTGTGCCGTCCGGCATCCTGCCGCCGTCCAGCACTTCCTCGGTGACGATGACCAGCCGCCAGGCGCCGGGCTCCAGGTCCAGGCCGAGGATCTTCACCGGCAGGCCGAACTTGTCTGCTGCTGCTAGCTGCTCAGACGGCGACCCGTCGCTGTACTTCCAGCCCAGCGACGAGTCGGTGAACAGGTGGTTGGCCGCCAGCGGGTGCAGTTCCAGGCGCAGGCCCTCGGGCGGCTTCGCGTGACCGGGCACGTCGCGCATCGGCCAGCGCTCGTCCAGGATCTTGCGGACGTGGATCAGCAGCGCCTTGCCGGGGGTGGTCTCGGTCATGGCCGCTCCTCCGGCAGGTCATCGGGCCAGCCGCGCTTGTCGTACTCCGCGACCGTCGCGAGGATCACCGACTTCCCGTCGCCCCTGCTGGCCATCGGCAGCACGATCTGCTTGTTGGCTGTCGCCCACTGGCCGATGGCCAGGACGAGGAGGGCCTGGTCCGGTGTCAGCTCGACGATCCTGCCGTCCGGCGTGACGCCCCTCATGGCCGCTCCTCCGGCACGATCCTGTTGCGCAGCACGAGGTTGTGCGCCGCGACCGCGACCGCAGCCAGCACGTCGGTGTCCATCGTGCCGATCAGCGTGTCATCGTCGGACGGCTCCGGCCCGAGCTGGGCGTAGATGGTGCGGCCTACCTTGCGGCCCCATCGCCAGGGCAGGTCAGCCAGTTCGGGCATCACACATTTCCCCCACTCCCTATTTGTCCGTTTTGTCAGGTTCCGCTCGCCATGGCGGCAGGCTGCGGGACCGCGGCGGCCAGCGCCCGCGCATAGTTCAGGGCGTTGCGGGCCGACGGCACCGCCTTGCCTGTTTCCCACGCGAACACCGTCTGCCTCGACACCCCCGCGGCGGCCGCGACATCAGCGCGGCTCACCATCGCCGCCTCCCGCGCCGCCCGCGCCGCACCGGACGCGAGGTCCGCGCGGATACGGGCAATCACGGCGAGGTCGGCGTTACGCACAAGGAACCACCGTAAACGATGTGTCCCGCATGATGTGGACATTGTGTCAAGAGAGTGTCAGCGACACGTAAACCAGCCTCCCACATATACCGGATAATGCACCTTATCCGGTATATGCTGAACCCATTCGGCCTGGAAGGGGTGAGCGGGCAATGAGCCTGCGAGATAGCTACCGGCAGGACCCGCCTGAGCAGCACTGGAAGAACCCCGCCCTGGACAATCAGGGAAAGGAGTTCTGCGGGCACTGCGGAGACGACTGGCCGTGCCAGGCAGTGCAGCGCCCGCGCCGCGTGACCGGCGGCCAACTGCTGCGGAGGGAAGACCTCGGGCGCATAGTCCGCGAAACATGGGTGGCGTGGGCCCGCGAGCAACCCGACCCGAAGCCTTCATGGCTGACCGACTGGGATGACCTCGACGCCGGGCAGCGGGAAGTAGACATGCGGATCGGTGAGGCAGTGGCCGCGGCATTGGGGTCCCGGTGACCGAGATCGAACTGACTGGCCAGGCGCTGCCCGCCCGCCCGCCCGGCCCCGATCCGCGCGACGACCTTCTGCGGCGCCTGACCCTGGCATGGCTGGACTCCTGCGAGTCCCGGCACACGCGCAGCGCATACGAGCGTGACCTGAAGTACTGGCTCGCATGGTGTGAAAGCAGCGGCGTCCACCCGCTGGCCGTCCGCAAGAGCGACGTCGACGGGTGGATCGCGGCGCAGCGGACCACAGGTGTCCGGCCGGGTGCGGGCCCGGCGGCAAGGTCGAGCATCGCGCGGCGCGTCTCCGTCGTGGCGTCCTGGTACGACTACCTGATCGAAGACACCGCCGGCGATGACGTGCCGCTGCTCGACCACAACCCGGCGCACACCCGGCAGCGGCCGCAGCTGGACAAGGACAGTTCCCCCACCATCGGGCTCAGCCGCGCTGAGGCTGACCGGCTCATCGCGGCGGCCGACGCCGACGGGCTGCGCTCATCGGCGATCATCCGGCTGATGCTCACGAACGCTGTCCGGGCGTCGGTGATAGAAACGGCGGAGATCGGCGGGCTCGGCTGGGACCGCGGCCACCGGGTACTGACGATGATCTACAAGGGCGGCAAGACGGTCCGCGACCCGCTCCCCCCCGCGACCGCCGAAACCATCGACGCCTACCTCGAGTCGCGGGGGTCACCCCCGGGGGGGCTGGTCTTCGTCACGCGGACCGGGCGGGCGGTTGACGAGCCGCACCTGCGGAAGCTGGTGCGGCGGCTCGCGCGCAGGGCGGGCATCCCCAGCGCGGACCGGCTTTCCCCGCACTCGCTGCGCCACACGGCCATCACCGAAACCCTGGACGCGACCGGTGACCTCCGCAAAGCGCAGGACCTCGCGCACCACGCCGACCCGCGGACCACGCGCCTGTACGATCTACGCCGCGGCGAGCTCGACGGCCACGCCGCCTACGTGCTCGGCACCAGGTACGGGGTGAGACGCGATGGATGA